GGAGCACTAGATGCTTTACAAAAAGGTAAAGATGAATGGGAAGAACAATTAAATATATTAGATTTTTTAGTTAGACATAATCCAGATAAAGTCAATATAAAAATAAATAAATTATATATCATAGCTATATTAAGGGATTGGTCTAAACTACAAGCTAGTAAATCGGACAACTACCCCCAAGCACAAGTTGTTAAGATACCTATTAGGTTATGGTCAGAAGAAGAACAAGACCATTTTATTAGAGAAAGAATAAGACTACATCAACAAGCTGATGTAAAAGAACCAGATATATGTTCACCTAAAGAAAGATGGAGAAAAGAAGATAGCTTTGCAGTTATGAAAGATGGTAGAAAATCTGCATTAAGGGTTTTACCAACTTTAAAAGATGCAAAAGAATATCTAAAAGAAAAAAATATGCAAGAAGGTAAGGGTTGTTTAATAGTACATAGAGCAGGTGAAGATGTTAGATGTGCTAACTATTGCCGAGTCAATAAATGGTGCAAACACTTTAATGACACCATATTTTAGTTAACTTAAATACACTTGCATAATCCACAAATCCCCCTAACATTGTCTTTATGTGGGATAAAATTAAAGAAATTTTAGAGAATTGGACTATTTATAATAGTGAAAAAATTATGTTTTTTCATTTAATAGAAATAGTTTTATTATTCTTAATATTATGGAATGTTTGGTAGATGTTACCTATTGGTTCTATTATAGGTGTAGCAGGAAAAATTATTGATCAATTTGTTGAGGACAAAGACCTTAAAACAAAGATTAATGGTGAAATAAAAAAACAAATTAATGAGCTTGATAAAAAACAAGCAGAAATTAATCTTGAACAAGCTAAACACCCTAGTCTTTTTGTTGCAGGTGCAAGGCCTGCTATTATGTGGATATGTGCATTAGGCATTTTTACTAACTTTTTCTTTATGCCCATTGCTGAATGGATTGCAGTAATGGTTGATCCTCAAATAAAACTTCCAGACCTAAACACAGGGGAATTAATGACCCTAACTCTATCTTTACTTGGACTTGGTGGACTTCGTAGCTACGAAAAGTCAAAAGGTATAGCTAGAGATAACATGAAAAAATAATGTTTGACAATTTAGAAAACCTAAAAGATAGGATTAAAACCCATGAAGGTTTTTGTAATACTGTTTATAAAGATACATTAGGCAAACGAACAGTAGGTTATGGACATCTTTGTACAGATGATGAAGAATGGGAAGATGGTAAAGCATACGATATGAAATATTTAGAAGATGTATTTGAGGGAGATTTTAATGAAGCAGTAAACCAAGCAGAAAAATTAATTGGAAACACTATCATTAAAAACAAAGCAGCCGAAATTATAGTTGAAATGGTTTTTCAATTAGGAATGGGTGGGGTAAGTAAGTTTAAAAAAATGTGGGCAGCATTAGAAAATCAAGATTATGCCGAAGCATCTGCACAAATGTTAGATTCTAAATGGGCAAAACAAACTAAAAACAGAGCAGAACACCTAGCTGAAATCATGCATAGTCTTGCATAATCCACAAAATATGGTACTTTTAACCTGTGGATAACTTTTTATGTACAAAAGAATATTAGTTATAAGCGATTTGCATATTCCTTATCATCATAAGGATAGTTTTGCATTTCTTCAAGAAATTAAAAAAGAATATAAACCAGATTTTATTGTAAACATTGGTGATCTTTTAGACTTTCATGCAATTAGTATGCACTCACATAATCCAGATTTACCATCAGCAGGTGATGAATTAAGATTATCTAAACAATACATAAAAGAATTAGAATCTATTTTTCCTAATATGATAGAAGTAGAAAGCAATCATTCTAGTTTAGTCTTTCGTAGAGCATTACGATATGGAATGAGTAAAGAATTTTTAAAAAGTTATGGAGATTTTCTTGGTACAAAAAAATGGGAATGGGTAGATGATTTAACATTAGAAATGTCTAACAAACAAAAATGTTTTTTTACACATGGTAGAGCAACAGATATACTTAAAGTATCACAAACTATGGGTATGTCAGCAGTACAAGGACATTACCATACAAAATTCCTTATACAATGGTGGGCAAATCCAGATAACTTATACTTTGCTATGAATGTAGGTTGTTTAATTAATCAAAAAAGCATGGCATTTGGTTATGCTAAAAACTTTAGAACAAGATTTATTGTTGGTTGTGGTATTATTTTAAATGGTATTCCAAGATTATTACCAATGATATTAAACAATAGAGGTAGATGGATTAAAAAGTTAGTTTAACAAAAAGTAAAATTCTGCACCTAGAACAACAGAAACACCTATTGCTGCTCCAAACCACATAATTATATGCAATCTTTTTCTACGAGCTTCTATTCGCCTTTTAATAGCATCTTTATGTTCTTTTCTTTGTCTAGCTATTTCTTTTTGTAATGCTTCCCATTGGACTAACCCATCTGGTGCATATAATAAAAATATTTCTCGTAATTGATTTCTCATTTTTTCTATTTCCATTTTTCGTAAATGAGCTGCAATAGCATTTTGTTCTATTGTACTAAACTTACCAAACATACTTTTACCTTTATTACTAGAATGTGTATCTATATGTGATTCTGCTTCTGCCCATTTCATAATAGGACTAGCCAATTCGGTTAAATCTTTACCTACTTTTACACCTTGTTGTATTAACGATATTGCAGATTTAGTAGCTGCAAATGCTGTAATTGGGTCTATTAACATTTCCCCTCACTTTTTTTTCTTATGCCTTGCTGCAAAATTTTTTGCTGCTGCTACACTACCAAACCCCCATTTTTTTAATGCTAGTGCTTTTCTTGTTGGTTTACCTTTTTTGTCCTTCATAGGACCTTTCATGCCTGAAAACCGAGCAGCAAAACTAACTCGTCTAGGATTAGTACCTTTCTTAACAGGAGGTTTTAAATTAGCACCTTCTTTTCTTTTAAAGTATTTTCTACCTGCTGCTGTTAATCCACCTGTTTTACTTTTATGTTCTTTTCTCATATTATTTTCATTATTACAACTATTACTAAAGATACTGTAGATATAGTTGACCCCATAATAAGCACCTCTAATCGTTTAATTCTACTTTCTAATTTATCTAAAGATATTTTTGTCATATCTCTATAAACAGCACATTCTCTTTCATGTGCAGTTAATTCCATAGCTACATCTTGTAATGTTCTAGTGTCCATTTTTAATTTTATTTTCAAACTTATATCCCCACCGATTTTCAGAATAATCCCATATTCTTTTACATTCATTAGGAATACTAATTAAAATATTAGAAAGCCGAATTATTTTTTTTGTTATCATCATCTTTTATATTCCTCAATATCTTTATCACTAGGTAATGTTTGCATTGTAGCCAATGTTTTAACCGATCCATCACTGTTATATTCTGTAACAAACAATGCTTTTAACTTATCAAGGGTATCACAATCACTTATTGCTTTTACTATTTTATCAGCTTCTGTTCTAACAGATGCCCTATATGTAGATACAGCACTTGGTATAGATTTGCTAGAATCTTCAACTTTTCTAGTAACCATCCAATCTGTAGGTGTTAATAAACTAGATGCTTGTTTTTGTATTTGTTCTGTATATATAGTTTTTAAACCTTTACTTGCTACATCTCCTACATCTTTACCATCTGGAATAACACCATCAGTTTTGTTTTGAGAAGTATATAAAGTATCAGCTATTGCTTTATCTTTTTTATTAATAGTTTCTGTAACTGTACCTTTAGAATCATCTACTTTATAAGATGTAGTTGTTGCAGTTTCAAACTTATCATCTGGTGTTGATCCAGATATAAACTCATATACACCAATATCTTTTAATTGTGATTTAGTCCAATGTTTAAATATATCTTTTGGATGAACAACATCTCCTACTGTAATAGGTTTATTACCATTACTTATTTCTATTAATTGACTATTTTTAACTATTGCCCACATAATATCTCCTTATACCATATTCATAATAAATTATCTAGCAGTAACTGGATTAGTTCCATCACCTACAAATGGATGTTCAGCAAATGCCATGTAGATATATGTTCTTGATGAACCATTATTATATCCATTTGTTGATTTTAACTTAAAACCATTTGATAAAAAATCTAAACCACCAGCAGATGCATCAGCAGAACTTAAATTTGGATATAAAGTAGTGCTGCTAGTTGAGGTATCATTGAATGGACTTCTTTTATTATCATACATTACCCAATCTGTTGAACCATTGCTTGTGCATTTTATTATTATTAAAGCTGGTTTAAATCCTAAATAGACAAACGTACCATCTACATTTCCGGTTCCAGAGTAGCTAGAAAATTTTGAGTAGCCAACAATTTCACTCCAACAATAGGCAACATAATCGGTACTACTTTCATTAACTTCATAACCAGAACCTCCAACAATAAAAGCATCAGATGTTGGTGTTCCCCACATAGATGCAGTTGCCACAGCGGCATTAGAATTTAACAATATATATTTTGTTATACCTCCTAAAGTCCTTTCTC